CCAAACTCATCGAACGATTGGCGCAGGCGTCGCGCTTCTGCTGCCTTGATTTGGCGGGGATTCTTTTCCCACGCGATCAGCTCTCTAAGTTTGCGCTTACTGGGCGTCCAAGAGATTGACATGCCGGGATTATACCATGCCGTTATGGTATAATCCGCTACGGTGAGTGACCGGCTACGATGTAGCCCAAGACCCGCGCCGGTCTCCTGCCGGCGCGGGTGCTTTTTACCGGGTTCTGCCTATATGAGCAATAAATCTAAATCTCCAGTAATTGAAATCCATCCCAAGGCGAAATCGTCCGGGTCGGTTATGGCTTTCCCGAAAGGTCGCCTTAACGCCGCCGAATGGGAGTTCCGTCGAGCCTGGCGCGGTCAAGTGATAGTTGCACAGTTAGCCGAGAACATATTTTGTCTATTGGGGGTGATATGACCCGCGCTTACCACAAAAATCCCCGTCAAATTACTCAGAAACGTCTGGACAAACTCCGCACTAATCTGGCACAGTATGGTGATCTGGCTGGTATTGTGCATGATCTGAACTCCAATGAAATCATCAGCGGCAATCAGCGGATGCGCGCGATTAATCTGGATCAGTGCCAGATTGAGCTGACTTATGAACGTGAGTATCCTGACGTCCAGGGCACGGTTGCCCAGGGCTACGCCGTCTGGCAGGGTAACCGCTATGCCTACCGTCAGGTGAGGTGGCCGCCCGAGGTATGCGAGAAAGCTAATTTGGTTGCTAACTTAGGGGCGGGCGCGTGGGATTGGGATGCGCTGAGCGGCTGGACTGTTCCGTTGCTGGATGTGGGATTCGATGATGATTTGTTCGCTGATTGGCGAAGAGATGTTGAGGCATTGGGAAGCCTGATGGTAAGTGAATATGTGCAACGCTATGAGCCACAAATAACGAACATCGACTATACCGACGATGATATTAAACGGGCAGCTCATGGCATGGGGATAACGAATGGCGAAAAGGAGATGTTGGAGGTCATTTGCCCGCATTGCGCTGAGATATTTTTTGTGAGCTTGAATGACAACAGTAAATACAAACCCTGAAATCATCCGGATAGAGAATATCCCTGCTATAATATGGCAACGGGCACAAATGGAGGGGTTATTACCCCCAGGCAATGCTATGTTATTTGGTTATTTTGCTCCTGATATGCGCGCTTTTTGTGGTTTATATCTATATGCGCGAACAGGGAAAATGAAATGTGATTATGTTTTACCTGCGTATCGCCGTCAAGGTATCCTTACTCAAATGATTGTTTATAGACTACGTGTGGCTTGCGAGAAGGGCGTAGATAAAGTGGTTGCTTATTGTACGCCGGTTGCACTAGGTGCCCATATAAAGCTTGGCGCCTCCCCTGTTTATGCCTACAAAAATGGTATTACTCGCGTGGAGTATTATCTTGAGAATTTATCTGCAACAAAATGTTTATGATGCTGCCCTGGAACGAATACGCTATATTTTTAGCGAGTTTCCTGACGTAATTGTTAATATCTCTGGGGGAAAGGACAGCACAGTAATATTCAACTTAGCAATGATTGTAGCTGAAGAATTGGGGCGACTTCCTCTGGGTGTCATGTTTATAGATCAGGAAGCTGAATGGAGCTTAGTGATTGATTATGTCCGGGAAATCATGACCGACCCGCGCGTGTGCCCTTACTGGTTGCAGATCCCATTTCGCCTGACGAACGCTACGAGTGTTGACGTTCCTTATTTATATTGTTGGGATCCAGATAAAGAGGAACTGTGGATCAGGGAAAAGGAGGAAATATCCATCAAGGAGAACCGTTACGGTGTTGATAGATTTCACGATCTATTCAAGGGATTCATTAATACTGAATTCAAAGGCAAAGCATGTTATTTGGCGGGGGTACGGTGTGAGGAAAGCCCGGGGCGCCAATTGGGTTTGATGTCATCAATTAAATACAAATATATACCCTGGGGGAAGAAACACGGGAAAGATCACTATGCTTTCTACCCATTATATGATTGGTCATATAAAGACATCTGGAAGGCTATTCATGATCACGACTGGGCATATAGTAGATTATATGATTTTCAGTATGCGTATGGCTTGAAAATAAACCAGATGCGGGTAAGTAGTGTTCATCATGAAACATCGTTATCCTCGTTATATTACATGCAGGAGGTCGAACCTGATACCTGGGATCGCCTTACTGCCAGATTACAGGGCGTGGCTACTGTCGGACAATTATGCGAGGCTAGTCTGTGCCCGTCTCAGGTGCCCTACATGTTTTCCTCCTGGCGCGAATATCGTGATTTCTTGCTCGATAGGTTAATTGACGACAATAATATCTGGCGGACATTGAGAAGAAATTTTGATCGCGATGATTGTGATTACGTTGCTGACGTTCATAATGCCATGCACGTCAGGCATATTAATTCTATTCTTACAAAGGATATTGACTTGTCCAGGATGGGCACATGGCGGGCGGCCCACCTGAATTACAGAGTAAAATCTTATGCACAATCTTAAGGACGTGCTTATTCATGCCATTAGTGGTTTTCAGCCTGTAGAACAGTTATGTGCGCTCAATGAACTGCGGGAATTATTATATGATCTTTCGCCGGTTGCGCATAATCCGGTTGATTATGTGCGCTGGATTCCTGTGGAGCAAATTGTATCAAATGATTATAATCCTAATCGGGTCGCGAATGTAGAAATGCGCCTGTTGGCGCACTCGATTAGGATGGACGGTTATACTCAGCCGATTGTTACTGTTTATAATGATGAGATAGATAAGTATGAAATTGTAGATGGTTTCCACCGTTATTGCGTTGGTAAAGCTATAACAGAAATGTTAGAGCGGAATTTGGGATGCCTCCCTGTAGTAGTTATCAGGCAGAATGCAAACCAGAGAATGGCATCAACTATACGGCATAACCGCGCCAGGGGGAAGCATACCACGATGGGAATGTCTCAACTCGTGTTTCGTCTACTAGAAGCCGGATGGGAAGACGCTAAAATATGTAATGAGTTGGGAATGGAACCAGAAGAATTATTAAAACTTAAGCATATTACTGGTTTCTCGAAACTGTTTGAGAATATAGAATATCGTCGGGCCTGGGTATCGCGTCATGAGATAGAGGCTCGCAAGCAGCAGCAATTGAGCATCGTTGAAACGGAAATGTCTGCAGAAATAGAGAATAAGTAATAGAGTCAAGGTTTTTCAAATATGAGTAGAGCGACCTATACTGCTGAACAATTCGTCAAGGCGATAAAAAACAGCGGGGGAATCATCACGACTATTGCTGCCCGCGTCGGCTGCGACTGGAACACGGCGCGAAAGTGGATCACTACTCATCCCACTATCCAGGCGGCATATCAGAACGAGTGCGAAACCGTTTCCGATGTTGCGCAATCTATCCTGATGACATCCATCAAGGACGGTAACACGCAGGATGCCAAGTGGTGGTTGGCGCGCAAACGGCGCGCTGAATTTGGCGATAACCTGGATGTAACCAGTGATGGTAAGACATTACCAACAAGTATAATCATATACATACCAGATAATGGCCGGGAAAAATAAACCACAAGAGGTCAGGCCACAACCCCGGCAGGAATTATTTTTATCCACGCCGGCGGATGTGGCAATATTTGGAGGACAGGCTGGAGGAGGGAAAACATATGCATTGCTCATTGAACCGTTGAGGCATATCGGCGTATTAGGGTTCTCAGCATTGGTATTTCGGCGCACATTCCGGCAAATAAAACAACCTGGTGGGATGTGGGATGAGGCAGGGAAGCTTTACCCCTCACAGGGGGGGATACCACATCGGGGTAGCTATGAGTGGGAATTTCTGCCAGTGGGGACAAGGATTGGCTTTACTTATCTTGAAAACGAGAATGATAAATATCAATATGATGGGGCGCAAGTACCTCTGATTTGCTTTGATCAGTTGGAGCATTATAGCGAATCGCAGTTTTTCTATATGTTCGCCCGTAATCGCTCAATGTGTGGGATAGAGCCATATATCCGGGCGACGTGCAATCCGGACCCGGACTCGTGGCTGGCAAAGTTTTTGAGCTGGTGGATCAATCCTGAAACAGGGTATCCAATTATCGAGCGGGAGGGGCGGTTGCGCTGGTTCGTTCGCCCGGAGGATGAGCTGGTTTGGGGGGATAGCAAAGCTGAGGTTGAGACAAAATTCCCTGATTTGCAAGCTAAGAGTGTGACGTTTATTCATTCCAGCGTCTATGATAACCCGGCGCTGCTCAAGCGTAATCCTGGATACCTGGCCTCGCTGATGGCGTTACCAGAGATAGATAAACTGCGGTTGCTATATGGTAACTGGAAGGCGCGGCTGGGGGCGGGCAAGCTGTTCAATCGCGACTGGTATGGGATAGACCGCGCTGCGCCTGCCGGCGGGATAGTATGCCGTTTTTGGGATTTTGCGGCGACAGAGAAGAAAACGCGCGGGGATGATCCGGATTATACGGCGAGCGTCAAGATCAGGATGTTACGGGGGAGATATTGGATTGAGGATTGTACGGCGGAGCAGTTGGGGCCGGCGGATGGGGAGCGGCAGTTTATGAACATCGTTGCTCAGGATTGGTATGCGGCGGCGCGGGATAGAGTGGATTACCTGGCACGCTGGGAAGTTGAGCCAGGATCGGCGGGAAAGCGCGAGGCATTGCGGCTGGTGCAAATGTTGTCTGAGCGGATGCCAGGGATCAATGCGTTAGGAATTCCGTCACAAGGTGATAAAATACAGAGGGCAAAAGCGTTGGCGGCGCAATCGCAAGCCGGCAACGTGCGGCTGGCGGCGGGTGCGTGGAATGATCGCTGGTTGACGCATATGCATAATCAGCCAGAAACGCGGCATGATGATATTATGGATGCCTCAGCTGGCGCGTTCAACGCCTTTGGTATGGACAATCGTGGCAGTGGTATGGATGGCGCTGAGCAAGTTGAGGACTATGAATCGCCCTGGAGGTAGTATGAAAACAACGCGGAATAGTAATTCCGAGGATTGGGCAGGTATTGTAGGATTGCAAGGCAGCAAGTTCGAGGAAGTGGGGACGCCGGGTTTAGAGATTTATTCCGGTTATGTGCGTCAGGCGTATAACGCAGAGCTGTACTGGCCATCGTGCGCCGCGTTGTATGACCGCATTTGGCGCAGCGATCCAGAGGTGGCAGTTGCCCGGCTGGTTCTTAACAGTTTAGCCAGCAAACTGGATATTAGCGTTGTTACTGATGTCGAAACACCAACGGATGACGATAAACGAGCAGAGCAGTTTGGCAACGAAGCGCTGCAAGACATCGAGGGGGGGATAACGCGTTGGCTAGTGACCTGCATGACGCGTGTGCCATTCTACGGCTGGGGTTGGTGGGAGGCAGTACCGGGGCTGCGGCGTAAGGAATGGCGTGCGCCGGGCAGCGACCCCTGGCGGAGCGAATACGATGATGGGCTGGTGGGTTATCGGAGGCTGGCTTTTCGCAACTACCCGTCATTCTTTGCGTGGGATATTGACGATGAGACAGGGCATTTACAGGGGATGACGCAATTGGATACTCCACGTCCATCGGTGACCATTCCGCTGGAGCGGTCGTTGCATGTCGTTTTCGGGGATATGGATAATCCGGAGGGATTAGCTACGATGGAAGCGATGTGGCGGCTGGAGCGCATTAAGTACGCTCTCGAGCAGATACAGGGGATTGGCTTCGAGCATAGCGCCGGCCATGCTAAATTCACTTCGACTGAGAAGCAACTAACCTCAGATGA